CAACTCTGCCGGATTGCGCGTCCATACCGAGGCCTGCGCCGTGTCCAGCACGTTGCTCGTCGAAGTCACCGCACATTCGAGCTGGGCAAGCGTCAGGAGGTAATTGGCCACGACCGTCACCTCGTCGGCGCTCAGGTTGTTCATCCGGAACTCCAGCAACCCGTAGGCGGTGAAGAACCGCCAACCCTGGAACCCCGGCGCTCCCGCGCCGTAGGCCGGATAGCCACAGAACCGCCGGATGTCGGTCTTCTGGACGTCGGTCAGCACCTGCGGGACGGTCTCGGACATCGGCACCTCCGCGAGAGCAAGCCCCTGCTCCGCCGCGCGGAGCAGGGTAAGTACCGGATCAGCCGATGTGCTCGACCATCACCGCGCGCTTGAAGGCGGCATTGGTTGCAGTCGGGATCGTGGTCGGGGTCGTGGTGGTATCGGACGGCGCGCAAAATCCGCCGATCCAGTACCAGCTCTGGGCCACGATCTGCTGCAACCGGTCGAGCGGCTCGCGCGTGACCATCGCGACGTTATCCACGATCGAGACCAGCGCGTTTTTCGGCGCCACGTCGACATCGGCCATGCCGGCGAAGTCGCCCTCGATCAGCGCTCCCTGCCCGCACACGATGGGCCGGCGCACCAGCGCGCCCGCGATCGTCGGATGGGACGTCACGTAGGCTTCCGTGGTCGGCACGAATCGCAGACCCAGGAAGTCGTTCACCATGCCGCGCTTGTAGACCATGTTGGCGCTGGTGGCGCCGGTGAACAGCCGCTGGAACGCCTGATCGTTGAACAGTTGCCGGGCGCTCTGCGGGTCGAGGTAGCAGTTGTAGGCACCGTCTATCTCCGGCACAGCATTCTGGCGCAGCGTCGCGACCGCACTCAGCAAGGTCGACATATCGAGCTGGTCACCAGACTGGATCTGCGTGGTGTTGAGCCGGCCATTCGGGCGCAGGATGCTGCTCGCCGTCGCCGCGGTGACGGTGTTGCTCTGCGTGCCGTCGGCAACGGTCACGCTGCCGCTGAAGGTCAGAACGCCCGAGATGCCATTCGGCGTCGTCGAGACGTTGGTGCCATCCGCTGCCACACCGGTCAGCGAATAGACGTTGCTGCCTACGGTGACGGACAGCGGATTGGACCCGTTCACCGGGGTCTGCACGCCGTTCACGAACACCTCGATGAAGCCACGGATGTCATCGACCGCGACGTTCGGTCCGGCACTGCCCAGCGTCACCCGCACCCGCGTGTTGCCGCCGAAATACGCATTGAACAGCGTATTGCGCGCCAGTTCATCGAGGCTGCGCGCCGCCTGCTCGCCGTTGATCGCGGCATTCAGCAGGAATTGGCTGGCGATACCCACACGGCTGGTGACGATATTCAAATCCGCCGTCGCGGCGTAGAAATTCAGTGTGATGGTATACTGCTCCACCCCGAAGCTCGCGGGCGTCAGGCCGTTGTCGAGATTGGTGTTGGTGTTCGGCGCGATCGGCGTGGTCACCGAGGGTTTCAGCCCGGCGCGGGTCTTGGTGAGCGTTTCACCGATGCCGACGGCGAATTCCTCCCGGTCGGCGACCGCACGGTAGCCGAGCTTGCTCTGCAGCGCGGCCTGGAACTCGCGCTCCAGGAACCCCTGCTGAATGATCGGCTGCAGGGCTGGCGGGAAGTTCTGGATACCCATGTCGCTCCTCGTGCGTGAAGGCCGCCGGGCGAGGATCGCCGGCCGGCGCGGGTGGATCGGGACGTGATCGGGATGCCAGGAGCCATAAGGACGAGCGGCGAAACCCCACGGCCCTGCTATGACCGCGAGAGTTCTTGCCTGCGTGCTGGGCGGCTTACGAGAAGGTCGAACCGAACTCGGCCTCGCGTGCGTGCCGGCGCCGTCGGCCTCGGTCCCGCGCAGTCGCGTGCCCCGACATCACGACCAAGCTGCAACCCACCGCGCGTCGGCCAACTTCGTCAGATCAATAATAAATTTTATTCGGGCTATCTTTGCTTCAGCAGTTCGGCGCGTGCCGCCCGCCACTCCGTCTCGGTCATCATCGTCGCAAGCTTCGGCTCGAGCGGCCGTGCCGGTGGTGCTGCGGCGATGGAGGACGAACTCGCTGCCCCGAACAGCCAGGGCTTCGCGCGCTTGAGTTCCCTCATCAACGTCGCCCCGCCTTCGATCTCACCTGTCGTGCTCAGCTTCACCGCTGCAGTGTCGATCAGCTTCAGACCGTCGAGGTCGATCATCCCGGCCCGTACTGCCTCGGCCTTCAGTTCGGCGCGAATCACCCGCGCCTGAGCCGTTGCCTCCACTTCGCCCAGGCGCTGCTCGAGTGCAGCCAGTCGTGCCGCCGCATCGTCGGAGGCCGTTACCACGTCGCTCCCATCGCTCATTCACGTCCCTCCACGGCAATGCGCGCCAGCTCCGCCGGCACATCCTCGATATCGTAGCTGTCTGCGAGCGACTTCACGGCCGTCTCGCGCGAGATCAGGCCCCCAGCGGTCAGCGTCTGCAGCGTCGCCGCATCTTGCCGCCGATCCGCGGCATCGGGCGGATACCAGTCGGGCCAATGCAGCGCGAGTGGCGCCGCCTGTTCCAGGGGCGCGATCGGCTCGCCGCGCACGCGCAGGACGTACACGCCAGAAGCACGCACGATCATTCGCGCCACTTCCTGCATCGCCGCGCCATAGCTGACGCGCAGATTGTCGGCGAGCCAGATCAGCCCCTGGTTCATCAGCTCAAGCGCCCGCCCGCTCTGCGACGCCGACAGCCGGTCCGCGCTCGCGCGGTTGCCGTGCACGCCTTCCAGCGCCAGTTCGCGCAGGAACCGGACATACTCGATCACCGCCGCCGCCGCCGTGCCGCCGATCTCCAGCAGTTTCGCGTCTCCCTTTTCGGTGACCACGAGCGCGTTGCCACCGCCGCGGACGATCTCGCCCTCGGTCGCCGCGGGTTCGCGGATCAGCAAGGTGGGATCCGAAGAGTATTTCAATCCGCGCCCGGCCTGGCTAAGCTGGTAGTCGATCTCGATTGAGGTCTCGATGGCTGCACGGAAAGTACAGGCGCCGTCCACATCGTCTCCGCCCGGCAGATTCTTTACCCAGATGACAGGCACGAAGCCGAGGCCGTGTCGCACGCTCCGCACTGGATCGATTTCGGCCGGCAGGATCGTATGAGCCCGGGTGGGCAGATACCAGGTCTCCCATTCTGCGTCCCAGGCGCGCTGAAACCAGTACTCGGTCGCTGCTTCCTCAACTTCATAGCCACGGGCGCGCAGTTCGGCACCTGGCACCTTGTAGCGCTCCACCACCCGCTGCAGCGTGTCGGGTGCCTGAGGGTCCCAACTCGGGGTCAGGTACAGGCTCGGCAAGACTTGCAAAAACACCCGTCCCTGCAATACTCGCAGCAGAATCGCAACGCTTCCGACGGCGCCCCGCAGTGCCGTCTCCAGCATCACACCGTTCAGCCGGCTCTCACGCACGATGTCGGCCAGCGCCGCGCGCGTGTGCGGATCCGGGCAATCCAATGTCGGGAAATGCCCTTCACCGAACACCAATGAAAGGCTGTCGTCCACCACGATGCGCGCCAGCGGGTAGCGTACCGCAGGGCGCCGCTTGCGCAGCGGCACATACTCGCCCCCGGGGCTGCGCTCCTCATGAAACTCGTAGGGCAGCACGTCGTACAGCCGCCCGTCCAGTACGCGGGTAAGAATATCTAGCCGCCGCGCCCGTTCCGGATACTCCGTATCGCGCGGAATTAGCGCGCAGATGGTGTCGAACATGCACTCTCCGCATGCAATGATGGGGGATTCCTGCAGGGCCTACGTCGTCCGACACCTTGGCGCGATGCGTCATTCCGGATTACCGATCAAGCGATCGCGCATGCTCACCGCCCCCACGATCAGGCCGGGAGTCTCTTCCCTTCGCTGGGAGTGCGCCCTCAGCGGCCGATGAACGGCAGCATCAGCCGGCGCGCGGGCGCCTCGGCCAAGAGCGCGAAGGCACGGGACAGCGCATCCACCTGGTCGTCCTTGCGCCCGCTCGGAAATTCCCTGAGTTCGTCGAGGAACGCCCGTGTCCATGCGGCGCGCAGCACCGCCAATTGCCCCGTCTCCGCCGCCGCCGCCGCGGGGCCGGCGCGGGTCAGTTTGGCGCCGCTCTCCGGGCTCGCCACCACCCGGAACCCGGCGAGCAGCCCGGCAAGCCACGCTGCCTGTTGCTTGCCCGCCTGGCCCGGATCCTGCGGCAGGCCCACGACCACCCCTGTACCATCCAGCTTCGCCGTCTGTACGATAGTGCGGGCCACCTCGCCGGGGCCTGCACGCAAACGGAGCACGTCCAGTACCACCGCGCCGCCGCCTTCCAGCCGACCGAGTTTCAGGCCCACAGTCCAATCCGGGTCCCGCGCTTCGCCTACGGCCGTCGCCGCGAGGTCCCAGGCCCGCACCATCCGCCGGCAGACCGGCGTCTCCTCCAGCACTGCGATGCGGCCAACTTGGAACAGCGCTTCCGCATCGCACCGCGGCTGCTGCTGATAGAGTGCCGCCCAGGCGCGCGGCCCCAGCGCCGCCCGTCGCCGCGCCAGCGCCGCTGCATCCTCCCATTCCGGCCACAGCGGCTCGCCCGAGCTACGCCCGAGCGGATCGCCCGCCCCGGCCAGCGCCGGAAGACAGAGCGTGCGCCAGTCATCGCCGCCTTCGAGCAGCCGGCCGGCCAGATCATCTTCATGCCAGCGTGTCATCACCAGTACAATCCGGCCACGCGGTGCGAGCCGCGTCGTCAGGTCCGCCCGGAACCAGTTCCACAGCGTCTCCCGTGCCAATGCGCTTTCCGCCTCGGCCCAGGACTTGACGGGGTCATCGACGATGACCAGCTCCGCGCGTCGCCCGGCCAGCGGTCCGCGCACCCCGACGCCAAAATACCCGCCGCCGGCCGCCGTCGCGAATCTGTTGGCCGCGCGCTCGTCGCGGGCAAGCGATGCCCCGGGTGGCCAGGCTGCTGTTGCATCCGCCGGTCCGGTCGAGCCTCCATGGCTGGCCAGTAGCGCACGCACCTGGCGACCGAAATGGGCGGCCAGTCCCTCGGTGTGGCAGGCTGCAATGATCCGCGCCTTGGGCTGCCGCAGCAGCCACCAGGCCGGAAATATCACGCTCGCATAGGTGCTTTTGGCACTGCCGGGCGGCATCATGACCATCAGACGGTCCGGCGACCCGCTTTTCGGCGCCCCGGCGAGCGCCTCGAGTTCCGCCATGAGCCGCCGATGATGGGCCGCAGGAGCCGCGCCCAGCGGCCGCAGCACATGGCTGGCCCATTCTTCCAGCGTCAT